TCTGGATTTTTAGGATCACCAATTACATAAATGTTACTATAGTATGATAGTTTACGTTTACGATCACGAGCGATAGCTTTATCAGATTCATGCCCACTATTCCACAAACGAGTATTTGAAGCACAAATAGGACATTTCGAGCCATTTGTAGTAGGACAATTATCAATTAGCCATCCACCAGGACCTTTAAAGGCATGATTGTAAACCTTTGCCCATGGTACTGTTTCTCCCTCAGGAGCAGGAAGAAACCGAATAACGGCATAACCGTTTCCGGAAGCGTCAAGTTCGGGCTTCCAAAGCCTATCGTCGGCTCCATTACTAGAGCTGGACTTTTCAAGTTCTTTTTGTAGAAACTCAAAATTTGCTTGGGACTTACGCTTAAGATCAGCAAAAGACATATATATTTCCTCGGATAAATCGGATTTGGCTTGTGTGACGCTGTATCACTTAGACATCATACCACATCTCAGGAGCTGCGTCAAGTGTCCTGAGAAGCTAGGGAGTTTTTCATAAAAGAAACTTTGTTTAAAAGATCATCAAACATATCTTTGACATCTTGATCTGGACTTGCCCCAAGCATAATAACAGATTGTTTTATACTCTCGACTAATTCAGATGCTTCTGGATCTGCACTTAAACATAATCTAGTATAAAATATTTTTTGTTTTTCAATTAATGTTTCAAGAACATTAAAATATTCCATTTTTCTTTTTTTAGGCAAAACAGAAAAAGCAACCATTGATTGAAAACAAAATCTTTGAAGCTCTGCCATTTCTTGCAGATCTCCTTTTACCATTTCTGATTTAAAAAACTCTCCCATAATTAAACTAACATAAGTTTTGCTCTAGATGTTTTTCTAATAAAATTAAGTTTTTGTGCATCATATTTCAATTTTTCTTTAAGAGGTTTTGAAATTAATTTTGACACAGATTCAATTTCAATATCATTCAATTCGCAATAATGAATAATAGCATCGATATAATTCATAGAATATTCGTATACTATTTTTTCAACTTCCTGCGAAAATTTCGCAGTCGTCATAAATTTATCCTCCAGTGTTTCTTTCATAGACTTCTTCGTATTCTTGTATGTACTCTTGTAACCTAATAAAATATTCTTTTTTTGGTGGTTGAATACTTACTTGTGTATCACCATTTTCACAAGCAATAATGGTAACAAGTTGTTCAACATTGAGACCATAAAGTTCTTTAACCATACATGCATATGCTATTTCTTGAACATAATAATCGTAAAGATATTCTTCTTTCTTTTTTTCTGCAGAAGTTTTAAAATCAATAATGGAAAGTACATTATTATATTCAGCAATGCAATCTACTCTACCAGCTATACCCAAAAAATCAGAATATAATCCAGCTTCTTGTAGGTATATGTTATTTATGTTGTCAAGAATTTTACAAGAGGAATGAAACATGACCCAAACTAAAGGATATTCCTTATAAAGATTTACGTCATGTTCATTATTTAAATAATTTTCAACTAGTTTATGATATCTATTGCCTCGTGTAGAAGCTCTAGATGATATTTGATTAGCTTTATCAGCACCAACTTTTTGTCTCCATTCTTGAATAACTTTTTTCTTTTTTGGATTATTACTAATCACAGTAGTAACTGATTTATGTTTATTACCAGTAGGAGTCAAATAATATCTTTTGTTGTCAACCATTACAGTATTCATTTCGACTGGTTTAATCAGTCCTACATGATTAAATATTTTCATTATAATCCTAGGTTAATTTTAGCAATAAGATATGATTTAATTAAACCAGATCTAACAATATCATCTACACTAAATTCAATTAAAGAAAATTCTTTCATCTGTTGAAGAATTTTTTGAAAATCAATAATACCAGAACGTTCATTATTACGTTGAAGATCAGATTGACTTGCATCTCCACAGAACATAATCTTTGTATCTTCACCTACACGAGTGATAATAGAATCAAGTTCATGAAAATTTAAGTTTTGGCATTCATCAACAATAACAATACATCTATCTAATGTAGTGCCTCTAAGAAATGACGTAGACCAAAAGCTAATTGTTTCTTGAGATTTTAAATTCTCATATAACATTTCAAATGCATTATCATTTGGCATCTCAAACATATACTTTACCATATTTTTATATGGAATTTGATAAAGAGACGCTTTATCTTCATGTGTACCAGGAAGAAATCCAATTTCTCTAGTTGCTACTAAAGAACGAACGATATAAACTTTTTCATAAGGACTATGTTCATCTAGTACATCACGAAGAGCAAGATACAATGCTAAAAAAGTTTTGCCTGTGCCAGCTGCACCATAAGCAAAAATATTTTGTCCTTTGCTGTACTCTTCGTACATAATACGTTGATTATCTGTAAGAGGTTCAATACTCAAAAGATAATCATAATTAATTGGTTTTTTCCTTTTAATTTGCTTAGTGTTCATACCAGCAATATCAGGTGTGTTTCTTTTTTTTGCTCTGGGCATATGTTTTAAAAATTAAATTACCATTGTACTCTTGAACCAGGGGCTTTAGCAACTTTATTTTTCATAATATCTGCCCAGCCAGGATGAGTTTTACTCATCTTATCTTTCCAATCTCCAACTTCACCGACACTGGCACAGCCTTCGCTCCAATCACGAATCCAGGGCTTGTTATTTTCATACCATTGACTTATTTCGTGAACGCTCAGTTCAATAATTTTTTTTTCTCCTGTTTCTGGATTATATACTGGATAAATTGCCATTAAATTAGTACCTCGATATAATTATTTAGAGAACCCATTCATTTTCAACTCCTCCCAATGCTATAGTACAAACTGGAAACTGTTCAGAAAAAATTTGTTTACATGCTTTAGCAATATCCATATGTTCTTTTTGTGTTCCATTTTTTTCCCGTAGAGAAATATATGTTATCCACGAACGGATAGAACCAGTCATGTAAATTCTTGTTGATGTTGCTAACGGAAGCACAAAACGAGCACATTCTTTTGCCACCCCCGCTTCAAGCATGTCAGTATACAGTTCCTGTGTTTCGGCAAATAACATCTTAGCACGTCTTTGAAATGCTGACACTAGTTCGGGATCAAGGTCGTCAATAGAATTTTGGCGATTCTTAGTATCTTGACGACGAAGTTCTGGAAGAGGAATCTCTTCGGTCAAAAGATTGGTATCAGCATAACGCTGAGAAAATTCTTGAAATGTAAATGATCGGTGTCGAAGAATTTGGGCTGCTATTGCTCTAGTAGTATTAATTTCCAAACTTAAGAACGCTTGTTCAAAAACAGACCAATGATTGTTTTTGATACAGTAACTTAGTAATTTAGAATAACATTCGTTATCTTGATTGTTTGGATTTGAAACTCTAGCAATATAAGCAATAGTTTTTTCTGCTTCTGGAGTTACGCTAATTAACTTTACTTGACTGTTCATAAATTTTACAAATTTGAGTTAAAAATTCTTCTTTAGATAAAGAAGATTTCATTTTATTACACACTGAACAACAAGGAACAACATTTGAAATTTCATATCCAATGTTATTATTCATTCTATCTATTCCATTTGTTGGAAATGGTTTTCCTTGCTGAGTTTTTCCTTCTCTTATTTTTGGAGAAGCATTACAATAAAAACAATTTGAAGTAATTATATCAGAAAAATTTGATATATCTAAACTCCACAGATGATTTCTTTCTTTAGCAGATTTTTTGTATTTTTTATACAGAAAATCTAGATGACTTTGTTCTGTTCGTTGATTTTTTCCTCTGTCTATAGCAGATTGTTTTTTTATACATCCACAACTTTTATAAGTTTTTATGTATCTTTTATCTAATTCCCAATGTTTTTTACATAAAGGGCATTCTGCTATCACAAACATTCTTAGTTCGTTGTTTTTTCCAATTGGTTTTTTGCCAATTTCTTCAATAATTTTTAGCATTGTTTTTATTTAATTAATTGCTAAAATTATTTATAAAAAAACAATGCTAATCTTCTATTTTTTCTAATTGATTTCCTCCGCTTTCGGCGTCACTGTCACTAACTTCACTGACTGGTTGTTCAAGAATCGCTGGGTTGATTGTATATCCAAATCCACGGGTTGCTCGCTCATAGTTTTGTAAGTTTTTGCGTAGTTTCTTAATTTCATGACGACGTTTAAGAATTTCAATATATTGTTCCTGAGAATAATTTGGGTTTTCTAGTGCTTTGGTAAGCATTTTGGTAGTGTATTTTAATGATGCCATAAATCATAAACAGATTTGTTAATATCATAACATATGTTTCGGATATTGTCAACTGAAAAATAAATATATAATATCTTACAGCAGTTATGTCTCCGTTATCTAAAGAAGAAATTCAAGATATTATAGATAAATCAATTGCAAAAGCAATCAAAAGTCATGAAATTCGTGTTGGATGGATAAGTGGAATTATTGGAGTTTTGTTTGTTTTTGGCATTATTCATTCAATATGGTTAATGAAAAACTGGATTCACTAATATGGAATTGTTTTATTTTATTCCATTTATAATTTTGTTTTTAATTGCCATATCTATGGTAATACATGGTTGGTTGATTGTCAATCAGCATTTTGGAT